CCGCAGTAAAAAACGCTAGTAAATATTTAGGTAAAGAAGTTGGTGCGGGTGCTTTGACAACTGAATATGAAAATTTATACTCATCATTTAGACACGCAAGTTGCGGGTTTAATTTAATAATCCAAGCACCAAAAGGTGTTGATACTAAAAAAGATATGGATTTTATCGTTTCTGTTTCGGGTGGTCTTGGTGTTATGATTTATTGGACTAATTGGACTTGGGATATTGATCTTAAAACCGGTGGTTCAGGTAAAAGAAAACAGGCGGCTAGAGTATTTTTCAAAAGGTTAGGTAGAGCAATACTTCCAAACAAGTCCTTTAAACCAGTAAGGAAAATTAATTGTCCTGTTTTCTAAATTAAAATATAATAAAAAATTAATTATGGCAATTAAAAGAACAACAATAGAAGGTACTAAAATTATCTGTGAAATAGAATCAAGTAATTTAGTAAAAACAGAATACGATAGTGAAACTAAAAAAATGATTGCAGAATTTAAAAATGGAATGAAGTATGAGTATGAAGATGTTCCACACAATGCGTACGCTAAATTTAGAATGTCAGAATCACAAGGAAAATATTTTAATACTGAAATATCAAAAAAATTTAAGTATACAAAACTATAATCATTTTTCTAACTATTTATAAGTTATATGTCAAAAGATAAAAAAATTATAAATAGTTTTTATTTACAGGATGAATTAAATCCTGACGTTTGGATTTTACCAAATGAAAAATTCATGGGTGATCCTGAAGGACAAAAACCAAAATTAAAACCTGAAATCAGAGAAAGACTTTTAAAGGCTTCAAAAATATTTATAGAATATTTGGATGTTGATTTTTTTGTACAAGATATCATATTAATTGGTTCTTTGGTTGGTTATAATTGGAGTGAATTTTCAGATTTTGATTTACATGTTGTATATGACCCTAAAGACTTTGGTGATGAGAGTGAATTATACAGTGAATTGTTTTATCTAAAAAAAACAATTTTCAATGCTGCTCATGATATTAGAATAAAAGGGTTTGAAGTTGAGTTATTTGCACAAGATGTTAACGAAAAAGAATCAAGTGTGGGTAGGTATTCTGTTTTAAATGATGAGTGGGTTAGAATTCCAGAAAAAGAAAATTTCTCAATAGACGAAAAAACATTAAAAGACAAGGCAAAACAATGGATGGATATTATCGATGGTGTTTTAGAAAACGCTGAGGATGAGGATCTTGAGGATGCAATAGAACTTGTTAAAAAATATAAAGATAAATTACGTAAATATAGAACTTGTGGTTTAAAAAAAGAAGGTGAATTTTCTTATGAAAATTTAGTGTTTAAATTTTTAAGACGTAACGGATATATATCTAAATTAGAAGATTTTAAAAATAAAATTACAGATAAAAAACTGTCGTTAGAACAAGAAAATTTTGAATAAAAGATAAATTACAAAATAACAATATATTTATATAATAAAAAATTATACTAATGTAATTTAGTATTAACTTTAAACAAATTAAAAAATGGCAGATTTAAAACCTTTAGGGAGTGAGAAATTACAAGGAATGGATAAAATAAATCGTATCCTTGAAATCTCTAGATATAAAGAGACTACCCCAAGAAATGAAAACATAAATGAGGGTAAATCCTCAGAATACACAATAAAACTTTCAGATGGTTTTTATTATGGTATTGTTAGAGAAACTAAAGGATACATATTAAAGCATGGTGTAGTCACAGACGAACTATCGTATATGAATGACATATCTGAAAGAAGATACTACCCATCTTATTCACAAGCAATGAAAAGATTAAATATCATCGCGTCTGAAGTTAATCGAAATACGGGTAACGTACATAGTACTCCTCTGATTGGTGAACAGTCGGAACCAAAAAAAAAATTCATTTTAAAAACACCTAAACCAAAAGGTGGGGATATTGCTCCACCAGCACCTGATTTAGCACCACCTACACCACCGGCACCTGATTTAGCACCACCTACACCACCGGCACCTGATTTAGCTGCCCCTGCACCACCAATGGGTGATGAAGGAATGCCACCAGCAGGCGACACAGGAATGCCACCAGCAGGCGACACAGGAATGCCACCAATGGGTGATGAAGGAATGCCACCAATGGGTGATGAAGGAATGCCACCAATGGGTGATGAAGGAATGCCACCAGCAGGCGACACAGGAATGCCACCAATGGGTGATGAAGGTGATGAAACGGATGGTCCTGTAGGTTTAAAAACAATACAAAAGTTAACAGGAAGATTAAGTCAGAAAATAAGGTCTTTTGATAAAGAAAAAGGTTTGGATTCTCAAGATATAAAATATGTTGTTAATTCAATATTATCCGCAATTGATTTGTCTAACTTAGATGAGGACGATAAAGAGGATATTATGGATAAGTTTGACTCTTTTGATGAGTACGGAATGGGTGACGAAGGTGATTTAGATATCGGTGGAGAGGATGATTTTGGTACGGATGACGAAGGAATGCCGCCAATGGGTGATGAAGGAATGCCACCAGCAGATGAGGAGATACCGTCACCAACATTTACAGAATCAAGAGTAGAAAAAGTACTTTCAAAATATTTTAATATAAGTGAAAATGAAAAACCATTATTAGAGGAAAAAAAGAAAAGAAATTTTTTAAATGAAAAATTAAAAAAAATAAAAATATTTAAAGAAATAGAAACTCTTTCTGAAACTATTGAACAGTCAGTTACTTCTAAAAAATTAATGTCTGAAAATAACGTAAATTTTATAGGAAAAACTAATAAAGAAAATTTAATATTTTCTGTAAATGGTAAACAAGTTAAAGTAACACCAAGAGGACGAATTTTATGATTTTAGTATATGTAAACGAATTAGGACCAAACTATAAGGGTGATAATATATATGAATTTATATTTTCAGATTTAGACGATGTTTGGGGTGATGAATGGGACGCTGAACCAGCATCCGGTAAACCCTCACCTCCTGAAATACATTACATAAAAAAAGTAGGTGTTTTAAAAAACTCTGAAATCGATTTAAATTTAATACAGAATTCTGATTTTTTTGGTGTGTATGATGCTATTGATGGTGTTATTTCATTGGCTTGGGAAAACGCCGACAGTGATGAGATATTAATTCATAAAAAGAAAAGATTAGTTTTTCAATACGGAGAAAGTGTTGAGGACATTGAAAATAAACTATACGAAAGAGATATCGTATTAAAGTGGGAAAAAAATTTAGTTCAAGATGAAGCATATGAATCCTAAAATTGCGAGACTTCTTAATGAAGGAATATCAATTAACACTCTTGAGTCATTGAATAATAATCAGTTGAATGTTTTATACGAAAGAGTTAAAAAATCAAAAAAAGAAACAAAAGAAGAGGTAACCAAAACTACCACATCAACTACATACTCAAAAGACGAAGCTAAAGGTAAAACGTTTAGTAAAGTTGATGATGTAAATGTAACAATTAATCAAGATGATACAGTTACCGTAACTAAAGAGGGTGAAGTAACAGAAAGGGCGGTTTCTAAAAAACAACAAGAATTTTTTGGGATAGTAAGAGGGATGCAAAAAGGAGACACACCAAAAAAAGGAAAGGCTGGTGAGGTAGCAAAAGAAATGAAAAAGAAAGATGTGAAAGATTTTGCATCAACAAAACATAAAAATTTACCTAACAAAAAAGTAAAATCTAAAGATACTGATGATGTTAAAAAAATAGAAGAAAGTATTTTACGTCTAATAGAAAAACACATACCACCACACACAACTAAGTTAGATATACTTAGAATGATTAACAAAAGAAAGTAAAATGAATGTCATTATCAAAAGAACAAGTATTATTGGAATACGCTAAATGTGTTAGAGATACTCCATACGCGTTAAAAACATATTTACAAACTTACGATAATACACAATCTAAATACGTACCGTTAGAGTTATTTAACGATCAAGTAACCTTAGTAAAAGATTACGATACATCTGAAGAAAATATCGCATTAAAATACCGACAAGCGGGTGTTTCAACTGTAACATCAGCATGGGCATCTAAAAGATTGGTATTTGCACGTAAAGAAAAACCTGAAAAAATCTTAATAATTGCAAACAAAATGGATACCGCCCAAGAAATGGGAAATAAAGTCCGAGCGTTTGTTGATCAGTGGCCGAAGTGGTTAGGGGTTGGGTTCTCTGTTGAAAAAAATTCACAAAGACATTTTAAATTAACCAACGGTTGTGAGGTAAAGGCGGTAGCAACATCAAAGGATGCGTTACGTGGATATACTCCAACGATATTAATATTTGATGAGGCTGCATACATAAATGCCGATGAGGACTTTTGGTCAGCATGTATGGCTTCTCTATCAACAGGGGGTAAAGTTATTGTAATTTCAACACCAAATGGATTTGATCCGATTTACTATTCAATTTATAGTCAAGCAGTGAAAGGGATGAATGACTTTAAGATTACAGAAATGTATTGGTTTCGTGATCCACGTTATTCAAAGGATTTAAAACTAATTAAATGTAATGATATTGTCCATTACATGTTAAATAGAGGTGATTACAATGATAATGAAATAATATTAGATTATAGTGACACTAAAATAGTTGATAGAGATTTTAATGAGATTAAGAAAAGAATTGAGGATGAGGGGTATAAACCCTATAGTTCTTGGTTTGAGGCTATGGCTAAAAAATTGAAATTTGATAAAAGAAAAATATCACAGGAACTTGAGTGTAACTTTCTAGGTTCGGGGGATAGTGTTATCCCTTCTGAAACTATGAAAAAAATAAAAGAAAAACACATCAAGGAACCTGAAAATAAATTTATGGGTGGAGCTCTTTGGCAGTGGAAGGAGCCGGTTGCTGGACATAGATACATTATGGGTGTTGACGTTTCAAGAGGTGATAGTGAAGATTTTACCACTATGTGTATTATTGATTTTGACGCAAGAGAACAGGTATTAGAATACTTAGGTAAAATTCCACCTGACATTGCTGCAGAAATTGCGTTTAAATGGGCTACAATGTATAACGCATTTATTGTTATTGATATTACTGGTGGTATGGGTGTCTCTACATCAAGAAAACTACAAGAACTTGGATATAAAAATTTATATATTGATGGGGTTAACCCTGCTGACAAATGGAAGTGGGATCCAAAGTCACAAGATAAAATTCCTGGAATCAACTTTAACTCAAAAAGAGTTTTAATTGTACAGGCATTTGAGGAAGCATTACGATTTGATTTTGCGTTAAGATCACAAAGATTATTTAATGAACTTAATACATTTGTTTATATCAGTGGTAGACCTGATCATCAAAAAGGACAACACGATGATTTAATAATGGCGATGGCAATGGCTCTTTATGTTGGAGAATCGTCTTTTGCTCAATTAGAAAAGGCTGCGGAACAAGCAAAGGCAATGATTGATTCATGGACTACAGAAACGAGTCTTTTTAAAGAATCCTCACAAAATTTCAATCCAGGAATACCCGTAAGTTCTAACGGTAATTTTGGTTATGATAGGAATCAAGTAACTAAAAGTGATTATGAAAACTATTTATGGTTATTCGGTGGTAGAAGGGTTTAATTTATACTATTGAATACTATTTTTAAAAAAAAGATTTATGGCACAAGAAAAATATACAGTTTGGCAGAGGTTAAGTAAGGCGTTTGGACCTAACTCAACAATAGATCAACAATCTCCGGTTTTTAAGTTTGACAAAAAAGAACTATTAAAAACTACAGATAAGACTGAGTTTGAAAAGGAAAAACTACAAGCTCAACAAACGGTGTACATTGGAAAACAATGGCAAAAGGTTGAGAGTAACTTATACCAACAGGCGGTTTACTATGAACCAACAAGAATGGCTTCGTATTATGATTATGAATCTATGGAGTATACTCCTGAAATTTCAGCCGCTTTAGATATATACGCTGAAGAATCAACGACACCGGATCAAGACGGACACATATTAAAAGTCTATTCAGAGTCAAACAGGATAAAATCAGTATTAACGGATTTATTTACAAATAAATTGGACATTAATACAAATCTACCAATGTGGACAAGAAACACCTGTAAATTTGGAGATAATTTTATTTATTTAAAATTGGATCCAGAAAAAGGGATTGTGGGTTGTCAACAACTACCTAATATACAAATTGAAAGATTGGAAAAAGGTATGAAGTTTCAACCTGATAAGTATTCTCAAGATATGGAGAACGATTCTTTGAAGTTTGTGTGGAAAGAAAAAAATATGGAGTTCAACACTTGGGAAATAGGACACTTTAGAATTTTAGGGGATGATAGAAAATTACCTTATGGTACATCAATGTTAGAAAAATCTCGTCGTATATGGAAACAACTTTTATTATCAGAAGATGCGATGTTAATTTATCGTGTATCAAGAGCACCTGAAAGAAGAGTATTTAAAGTGTTTGTTGGTAATATGGATGATAAGGATGTTGATCCATACGTACAAAAAGTTGCCAATAAATTTAAAAGAGACCAAGTTGTTGATAACAAAACAGGTAATGTGGACATGAGATATAACCAAATGGCGGTTGATCAAGACTACTTTATTCCTGTTAGGGACGCTTCAGCTACTAACCCTATAGAAACGTTACCTGGAGGTACGAATCTATCTGAAATTGCAGATATTGAATACATCCAAAAGAAATTAGTCACAGCACTTAGAATACCTAAGGCATATTTAGGGTTTGAAGAGGCGGTAGGTGACGGTAAAAATCTATCTCTACTTGATATTAGATTTGCAAGAACAATAAATAGAGTACAAAAGTCTATGATTGCGGAATTAAATAAAATCGCAATTGTACATTTATTTTTATTAGGGTTTGAGGACGAGTTAACTAATTTTACTTTATCCCTACACAACCCATCTAAACAGGCTGATTTATTGTCTATTGAATTGTGGAAAGAAAAAATAACATTGTTTAAAGATGCCGTTGCACCTATACAAGATAGTGTTGCACCTGTATCAGCATCATGGGCTAAAAAACATATACTTGGGTTTTCTGATGAGGAGATTAGACTTGATTTACAACAACAAAGAATTGAGAGAGCGGTTTCTGCTGAACTTGGTAAAACTGCTGAGGTTATAACAAGAACAGGAGTTTTTGATAACATAGATAGTTTATATGGTAAAAAAGAAAGTGAAAAGGGATCATCAGCAGACACTGGTGACAGTGGAGATGCCGGTGGAGATTTAGGTGGATCAACACCACCACCATCAGGAGGAGATGAATCAGCACCACCACCACCAGACGAACCAACGACAGAAAGATTGGTTAACAGTGATTTAGATTTGTTATTAGAAGAGACGTTATTTAGAGGTAATAACTACATGAATTTATCTAAAGGTAGAAATTCTTTAATCGAAATGGACGACAGATTGAAAATATTAATTAATAAGTAATATTTATTATTAAAAAGACATGAATACATTTGGAAAAATAAAAACAAAAATAGAAAAAGCATCTATTGAGTTGTATGGCAAACCATCATTTAAAGGGTTCATAAATCAATTAAATACTGTGGTTCTAGAGAATAAGGATATTGCAGAATTATATTACATATATGATGATTTATCTGAAAAAAAAGGGTTACCTAAAGATATTGTTGATGATTACGTAAACGAAAGTATTGAGTACGGTCAAATATTGATTGAGTCAAACAAAAACACTTTACATAATATAGATAAGTGGATTACAAGTATTGTTGGAGACACTAATAGTAATTATAAAGATATCGATAATACGATTTACTTGAATTCCATAAAAGAGTTAGAAACTGTTTTAGAATCTAAAACAAAAATTAAAACCACACTAATAAGTGAGGAAAAACAAGAAATTAAAGAAAGTGTTAACTTACCTTTAAAAACTATGTTAAGTATAGCTAATAAGACACTTTCTAAAGAACTTTCAAATTTAACTGAATCGGATAAAGAATCGTTAAAAACAATCACATCTTTAAATAAAAATGAATTAAAAAAAGAAATTGATAGTTTAAAGGAATCTGTTAATTCAAAATTAAAACTAACATTAAATGAATCAAAAGATAGTGATTTATCTAGTGCTATACAAAACACGATAAATAAAGTTAATGATACAAAATATGATCATTATAATTTATATAAACTAAGAAAATTAAATTTGGGACTATGAAAAAATTAATGTCGGGTATTGGAGGATTATTCAAGGACTCTAACGGTAATTCATCATCTAAACGATTTATTGGTATATTATGTGGAGTATCCCTTTGTATTACTCTATATGTTAATAGTTATTCTCACGGAGATATTAAACCTTCAGATACGTTAGTTAATGCGGTTGCGATGTTAGCATTCGGTTGTTTAGGGTTAACCTCAACTGAAAAGATTTTTGGTAAAAAAGAAGTAACTAAAAAAGAGGATCAATCAGCAGAATAATTCTTTTGAATAAACTTAGCCTTTTGTATTATATCCCTCTGTTTAACGGAGGGTTTTTTGTATTCCTTTCTTTCTTGTAATTTTTGTATTTGTTTTGTTTTATATATCTTAAGCTTATAAGCCTTTAACGCTTGCTCAATTGATTTTTCATTTTTAACTGGTACTACTATCATATTTTTTTTTCTTTTTACAATATAAATATACGTAGATTTTTCATTTTTTGACAAGCAAAAAAGTTTTATTATACTTGTTAAAACAATAAACTTGTAAGTCATGAAAAATGAAAAAAGGAAAAACATCAAAATTAAACATATTTGATGAAGCAAAGTGCCACTACGGAACAGTGGACTCAAAAAATTTAAAATCAATTTATATTGTCTTACAGACATGGATTGAGCCGATTACAGAACAAGATAACTGGAACAAAATCACAGGAGAACTTAAAAGACAAATATTACACACACTATTAGAAGTTGCCGAACCAACCACTTTTGAAAAAAAATACATTGTTGATTTAGATTTAAGAACAAGCGGAATACAAAAGAATAAAAAAAGTTTTTTAAATCTTGAGATTACCTTATTTGTCCACAACCAAACGATAAACTTTAAATCTCTTATTTTAAGAAGTAAAATTAAAAAAATATTACAGTCAATTTATAAAGACGACTTAAAAAATTCAAAGTATTTCACATTAAGTAAGACAAAAACGAAAGAAACGATAAGTATATAATATTTATCATAAAAAAGATTATGAAGATATTAGGACCAAATGATACGGGTAATGGGATTCTTGTTGAATGGGATGCTGGAACCATTAACCCAAATGAATATAGAAACAGTCAAGTTATAAAGGAATCTTACGGTCAGTTAGACCACTCAAAACCATTTGTATTTTACGCAACACTTCAAAAATATGGAGTACCAAATAGAAACGGTAGAGTTTATCCTGAGAAAATCTTAAAAAGAGAAGCCGAAAGATATAAAGACATGATTAATAAAGGAATGTCCATATCTGAACTTAATCACCCAGAATCGTCACTTATTGATTTAGATAGGGTTGCTCATATCATTACAGAAGTATGGTGGGAAGATAATGTGTTAATGGGTAAAATAAAATTATTAACTACACCAGGTTTTCACGAAAGAGGAATTGTTTCCTCAAAAGGGGATGTTGCTGCTAATATGATGAGACAAGGGGTTACTATGGGAGTGTCTTCTCGTGGGGTAGGTTCATTGGTTAAAAAGGGAGAACAAAATGAAGTACAGGATGATTTTGAGTTAATTTGTTTTGACTTAGTTTCTTCTCCGTCAACTCCTGGAGCATACCTTTATTTAAATAAAGAAGATAGACCTAAGTATGAAGAAAAATTAACTGAGAACGAAAAAATAGATAATACATCTAATCCTATGAGTAAATCTGTTGACTTAATGAATAGATTATCCGATTATTTAGGTAAATAAAATTATTAAGAGATGGATGAAAAGTATTTTGTAGCGAGAGTAACCACTGATATGGTGGATGAAAACACAGGAAAAGTAAAAAAAATTAAAGAGGAAAAATTAGTTAAGGGTTTTTCACCAACGGATGTTGAAGCTAAGGTGACTAAAACTTACGAAACTTATACAATGGATTGGAGAATTACTGCCATTGTTGAAAGTAAGATTGATGAGGTAATTGAATAATTTTTTAATTAGTGAGGGGGTGAATTTAGGTTCACCCTTTTTTTATGCCTAAAAATATCACAACATAAGTCAATATTAAAGACTTTTTTCAAACTACTATATATTTATAATAAAAATAAACGCAAAATGCATTGCTTATTATTATGAGTATGGAAAAAAATAATTCGATAGTAGAGGAAGCTTTATTACAAATGAGAGCGGTAGAGGATGCTATCAATGAAAACGCAAAAGGAATACTTGCTTCAACCATGAAGGAAGAAATCAGCCAATTAGTAAGGGAATCTTTAGGGGGTTCAAAAAAATCAAAAAAGTCATTAGTCGAACAAGAAGAAGATGATGTCACTGTTACAGATGAAACAGAGGATGATATAGAAGACGACGACGTAGAGGACTTTGATGAAACAGAATTCGATGCGAATGTTACGGGAGGTATACCACCTATGACAGGAGTTGAGGATGATAATCAAGAAGCTATGGCTCCTTTGGATATGACACAGGCACCTATGTCTGATATATTAAAAGTATTTAAGGCTATGGGTGATAATGATGGAATCATTGTTAAAAAAGATGAGGTTGGTAACATCCGACTAACGGACAATAACAAAGATTCTGAATATATTATTCAAATGGATGGTATGGATAACGATGATACGCCAATGAGAGCAGATACAAATGAAAACGTTTTGTATGAGTTGAGTTTTGATGATGGAGAAGAGTATGGTGAATATGACGAATCGGCCGATCCAACAGATACAAGTGGTGAGTCTGGAGCGTTTACTGCTGAAGGGTGGGACGAAGAAGACGACGACGAAGAAGAAGATGGAATCGTTTACGAATTAGAAATGGGAGAATCTTTCAAACCAAAAGGTAACGTAGGTAAAATGAAATTCAAGTATCCTTCAAAACTTAGAAAAGGTGTCACTGAAACAGATGATATTGAAGAAGAGAATGAATGGAAAGAAATGGATGACATGGTTTACGATCCGTTTGTAGATGAAGATGATGATGAAGAAGCTGGCGAAACTAAAGAATCGGCAAGAACTTTAGGAAACGGAAGTAGAAATTACCCACAAAGAAAATCTTTACCTAAAGTGAGAGTTAGACCAACTAACGAAGGAGTAACTAAAGAACTTAATTTATTAAGAGAAAAAAATGAAGAGTACAAAAAGGCTCTTGATTTCTTTAGAAACAAATTAAATGAAGTTGCGGTATTTAATTCAAACTTGGCATATTCTACAAGATTGTTCACAGAACACACAACAACAAAACAAGAAAAAATAAACATTTTAAGAAGATTTGATTCTGTTGAATCATTAAAAGAATCTAAAAATCTTTATAAAACTATTAAAACAGAAATAGACAGTACATCATCAGATAAAGGTGTGTTTACAGAATCTATAGAGAGAAAAGTATCAAAAACACCACAGAATGGGTCGTCTACTAATTTAATAGAAAGTAAAACGTATGAGAATCCTCAATTCATGAGAATGAAGGATTTGATGACAAAAATTAAATAAACTAAAAAAAATAAAAAACCAAAAAAATGGGAGCATTATTAGAATCAGGTCTTGTTGGTAACATCGGGTTAAAACACCTTAAAGTTATCAAAGAAGATACAATTAACAAATGGGATCGTTTAGGGTTCCTAGATGGACTTAAAGGTCACATTAAAGAAAATATGGCGCAGTTGTATGAAAACCAAGCGTCACATTTGATTAACGAAGCTGCGTCAACAGATAGTTCAGGTTCATTCGAAACTGTAGTATTTCCTATCGTAAGACGTGTGTTCTCTAAATTATTGGCTAACGACTTAGTTTCTGTACAAGCAATGAACTTACCAATCGGTAAATTGTTCTACTTCGTACCTAAAATCCAAGGGTATAATGGGGCGGTTACTTCACAAAATGAACATTACGCACCAATTGGTTCTGCCAATTATAATG